GACGGAACGATCCCTAGTGGACGTCTGACGACTCAGGAGGCGTGGAAAGCGTTCGGTCTGGCGCGAGGCAAGAAGCAGTTCAGCTTTAAGGTGCCTGTATGGGAGTGGGATTCACCTCACCCTCACGTGCCAGAGGTTGACGAGGACTACGTGTTCCGTCCGTTCGAGCTGTTGCGTGTGTTGTACGCAGTCATGACCAACCAACGCTGTTACCTGCACGGCCACACTGGATCGGGCAAGACAACGCTTGTCGAACAGGTTGCGGCACGTCTTACATGGCCGTTCATGCGTGTCAATTTCGACAGCGAGATCACACGTATGGATCTCATCGGACGTGATGTTCTGGTCAACGAGGGCGGTGTTACTTCATCCAAGTTCGTGGACGGTATCTTGCCCCAGATGATGTCTGGCCCGTATATCGGGTGCCTCGACGAGATAGACTTCGTGCGTCCTGACATTGCCTACGTCTTACAACGTGCGGCAGAGGGCAACGGTCTCATGCTCACCGAGGATGGTGGCCGTATGGTCAAGCCTCACAAGCTGTTCCGCATGTTCGCAACTGGCAACACTGTCGGGCAGGGTGACGAGTACGGTATGTACCAAGGCTCACGTCCACAGAGCATGGCGTTCCTTGATCGTTGGACTGTGTGGGTCAAGGTCGACTACCTCAAACCCGCTGATCGCAAGCGTCTAATATCTGCACGTCTGCCCAAGTTGCCAGAGGTACACGCAGAGAAGCTCAACAGATACGTGACCGAGCATCTTGAGGCGTTCACCAAGTCCAAGGTCATGCAACCAATATCTCCACGTGGGTTCCTATCACTAGGGCAAGCCATGTGTGCCTACCTATCATTCATCGACGACGAGAAGAAGGCAGTCGAGGAAGCCCTTGAGACTACGATGCTTGACCGAGCAACGGTCAATGATCGTGCAGTCCTCAAGGCAATTTCACAGCGAGTATGGGGTTAATCATGAAAACATCTACATTCACCAACGAACTTACAAAATCATCCGCAGTGTTCGGACGCAAGCATGACATCAAGGTCGTGTTTACTGGCGACAGTGCGGCAACCAATGGCGAGACAATCAAGCTACCCGCCATCGACAAGAACAGCAACATGACCGACGAGCAGATGGATATTCTGCGTGGTTACGTAGACCATGAGGCAGGTCACGTTAAGCACACGGATCATGCGGCTGTCAGAGCATTGGGCGAGGAGTGCAGACTTAACGACAACATGCACCTCAAGTCTGTCTGGAATGCGCTTGAGGACATATGGCTTGAGCGTCGTGTCATGGATGATTATCCGGGCGCGGCTCACAACCTTGCGGCAACGACTAACGCTGTCAACAAGGAGTTCCTTGAGCTTGCGGCCAAGAAGCCAGACTACGCGAAGCATGACAACGCTGTCGCGGCAGTTGCGATCACATGGGAGGGGCGCAAGTCTTACGGCGGCCCGACATGTCAGCAGTGTCTCGACCTAATCAACGAAGATCTCAGGAACACGCTCCCCAAGTGGGTTGGTGCGCTTGAGCATTGCCGTACCACGCAGGACGTTATCGCGCTTGCTCGTGTGGTTCACCAATCATTGCGCGACGAAGACTACAAGGAGAAACCAGAGGATGAGCCAAGAGATGCAAGTGAAGATACAGGTGATGGAGAAGAACGATCCGAGCCAAGTGCCAGTGACGATAACGGTGACGAAGAGCGGAGCGACGACGCCGGAGCTAGTGAAGATAGCACAACGGGTGATGAAGACGATGGATCTGATGGCGGCACCGTGCCTGATGACGGTATTGCCGAAGGAGAAGTTACGCCAGACGATGCTGAACCCGAACCGTTTGACCCAGATTTAGGCAAGCATGTAGAGACCCTCATGAAGCGTGGCGAGCTAACGTCCTCGGATGGATTCTCTTACGTCACATATGATGAAGAGGATGCTTGGCACCACCGCACACTAGAGACCTATAACTCTCGCATCTTACGTGATGGCAATCCCATCGTGTACGACAACCTGCTTCATGACATGGCAGGTGAGGTTAATTCCATGCGCAACAAGCTGATGCGTTCACTCGTAGCCAAGCAGAAGCGTGACTGGGATTATGGCCGAGAGGATGGTCGTCTGGATACACGTCGGTTTACGCAAGCCTTTGGTGGTCGAACCAACGTGTTCAAGATGCGCACTGACAGCACCGAACTCGACACAGCAGTCACCGTGCTCGTGGATCTTAGCGGCAGTATGCACGGCAGTAAGATCAAGCTCGCGACACAGTGTTGCATAGCAATGTGTGAGTCACTCGACAAGGCAGGTGTTGCTTACGAAGTCTTGGGCTTCACTAACGAGTACACCTACCCAGAGACTCTTGATGTGAAGTATGACCGTCTGCTTCCGTTGCACATGTTCATCTTCAAGCAGTTCGACGAGCGTTTGTTCGAGGCCAAGGGTTCTATTGCCGCCATGAAGGACATGGCACTGTGGGACAACTCGGATGGTGATGCTGTAGCCAAGGCACATGCGAGACTGCTCGATAGGCAGGAGCGTAGACGTGTGATGTTGGTGCTGTCTGACGGTTACCCTGAGTGTAGCGGTGATCGTGTAAACATTGATCGTTATACCCGCAACGCAGTTAATGACGTCGCCAAGTCTGGCACGGACATTATCGGTATCGGCATCATCTCCGACGCTGTCCGCAGATACTACCCGAAGTACACGGTGGTGAAGGATGTCAGCGACCTTGCAGGTGCGGCAATGGATCAACTGTCCAAGGCGTTACTGGGTGACCGCTTCCAAGTAGATAACAGCAAGCTCATGGATGTTTCATGAAGCGCGTCAAGGTACGCACTGAGTGGATGGGCTTGCACCCCCGAAATGACATGCGTTTCTGGCTTGCCGTTGCACTGCGCGTCAAGACACGGAGCGTTCGTCACAAGGATTTCCATACGATCAAGCTGATTTGTATGGAGGTCGATCATCAAATCAAACAACTGAAAGGAGACCAAGTATGAATATATTTTTCGTAGACAAAGATCCCAAGATTGCGGCGCAGTCTTTGGGTGACAAGCATGTTGGTAAGATGCTTGTTGAATCTGCGCAGATGTTATTCACCGCTGTTCGTGAGCATGGCTACGATGGTGGTGGTTACAAGTCTGCGTATCAACACCACCCCATGACCAAGTGGGTGGGCAAGTCTTACCTACATGCGCAGTGGTTGCTTGACCATGCTATCGAACTCGCACGAGAGTTTGAATTGCGTTACGAACATGAGCACAAAACCAAATCCATGTTGCCAGTGTTGAGCATGGCCGTGCATCACCACATGCCAGAAAAACCATGGCGCAATCCGCCTCGCTGTATGCCTGACATCTACAAGATTGCTTACGATGCTTGGGAGGGTGACATCCCGTGTCACGTCCAATCATATCGTGACTTCTACAGGTGTGAGAAAACAACATGTCACAAGTACACCAATCGTGCTGTGCCTAAGTGGTTGAGCGAGGTTATCACGGAGGTGCCTCATGTCTGAATCACTCAAGTACAAGTGGTGGGAGTACCACAAGCAAAATCCACAGGTCTACGATCTTGTTGAGCAGTTCACGTTCGACATCATCAGACGTGGGTATGAGAACTACTCAATCAATTCAGTGTTCGAGCGCATCAGATGGCACACAGACGTCGAGACTGAGGGCGAGCAGTTCAAGTTATCCAACAACCATCGTGCTTATTACGCACGTTACTTTATGCACAACCACCCTGAGCATCAGGGTTTCTTTAGAACCAAGGAGACTGGCAAATGAAAAAAGCAAATGACGTTATAGATAACATCACCAAGAAATCACTCGCGTCTTACGGCGTGAAGAGCGAAGAACAAGAAACGGCTGCAACCGTATCGACAGACTTGTTCTCCGCTACCGATGACTATGGAGTATCTACTAAACCAAAAACCAAGCGGCGAATCCATAGTCGCACAGCCAAACAGATGCGTCCAGTCACGCCACGCGCTGAGTACGCCAAGCGTTACCCCGAATCCCAAACGCCAAGCGCATCGAGCAGGGCAAGTGTGGACAAAGTCTTGCTCGATTGCAGAGAACTACCCTCACCCGATCAACCCATCAAGGGCTATGCCGGATACACACAGGAAGAGTGGGACAAGTTGCTCACTGTCGTGACGCGGTACATGGCAGACGTGGTTGAGGGTGCAGGTCTTATCTACAGGGGGCCAACGATGTTTGGTGTTGATAGGTGGCGTGATGGCCTGTCCTTGCTCATGCAAGAGTGCTTCCGTCACAGAGATCCTTGGGATGATAAGTACCGACACATCAGCGTCAATGGCCGCATTGATACAGACGAACGTCAGCCATGAAAACTACCGAGATAAAGGTCGTAATCGAGCAGTTCCAGTGGGTGCTGTACGAGGACATGCAAACGCAAGACGAGCAACTGAGCCAACTTCACGAGTTGGCTTGGAAGCTAGTCAATCTAACCAGAGTGGAGGATCAACATGAGTCTGAATCAAGTTCTTAATATGGAGTGTGTGCTCGAATGGATAAAGGCTTGCCCATTTGAGTACCGCGTCTCGTCGTACCAGAGCGGCGCGATAAGCATAAAGGTAGACGTCCCAGAGAATATGGAGTGGGCGGTGAAGGATGGCAATTACGATACCGAGGAGGTGAAAGATGAGCGTGATAGTTAAGTCTATTGAGAAAATGTTCCGCGCCATGAGCGACGTCGAACGTCTGGCTACTGTCGATATGATAAGCACAGTATGCAAGGAGCTTGGTGACACAGGCTTTACCGAGGCTGAGAAGTCGGCTCCCAAGAAGACGGCTTGGAAGAAGCGAGCGAGGGGTGCGTCTGCCAAGTCTTACTGGATGCGCTCGGTCAAGGGCTTGGATAAAACCAAGAAGGGAATGTTCCAGATCGAAGGAGACTGGGTCAACAACGTCGCCAAGGATTGTGAGTATGGAGAGAAGGTGGTTCTTGGAATCAAGGGAGACGAAAAGAAATACCACCTGATTACTAGGGCAACGGCAGGATCATTCTCGTTTAATGATTCTAACGGCAACCTTGTGAACCTAGAGAACTGCGAATCTCTCTTTGATTCAGAAAAATTTGGGGCCGTACTGAGTGAGATCGAGCGAGGATTGTGACTCACGTGGGGGCGTAAGCCCCCATCCACTCCCACAATAACAAAGGGTGTTGTCAATATAACAAAAGGTGTATAACATGGTATACATGAAATAAGTAAAGAGAGGTTACATTACTATGACAAAAACAAAAATTTTCAACTACGGCATTACGGCTCCATCTGCTTGGTATCGGAGGGCATCCTGTGGAATTTCGTCTCCACCCCCCTGCTTATTTACATTGCGAACAGATAACGGTTTAGGAATGAAGATAGGTACGGAATCAGTAGGAAATAACGATGGAACTCACAGAACTAATGGCCAGTGTAAGCCGAGTGGAGCACAAGCTAGAAGAACAGACGCAACAGCTAAAACTATTAACTCAAATTGTAACCTTCTTGTCGGAGAAGATCAGCACAACCACATCGCAAGATGGTGCGGAGACAACCTCACATTCGGTAGCTACGATGACGGAGACACCGAACACGCTATTCAAACTCACCCTAAAGCAACATGGAACATTACAAATGTTGCTTGATGGTAAGTCTAACTTTGAAATAGCTAAAAGATTTGATGTTTCAGAGGACACAGCCAAAGTCTACGTGAGGACAATAGCCAAGAAGTATGGGGTTAATACACGCGCCCAGATCGTCATGGCTACCTTGGAAGAGTTCAACTCAGTCGGTGATGATGTCTATCAGAGAATATCTGGTGGTCTGCCTAAAGATTGGCACTCCAATTTCTCTGAGCCAGATCCATTCGCTGACCTATACAGCAGGAAGAAGCATGAGCCTAAATCTAAGTCTTAGGGGTAACGTCTGGCAGGTCAATGGAAGCGTCAAAACTTTGACGGGTGACACTGTTCGCGTCAGAAAGTCGACGGGGTTCACGAAACCTGAGAGACGCTACGCCCAAGTTGTTATGAATAAAATTATGGAAGATGCCCTTCACGGGCGTCTCCCTACCAAAGACGCATCTTCTGGAGTCGAGTACGTCGCCGATGCCATTGATGCTTTTATCCATCGACCTAGTCCGCCGGGTGAGACAGACGTCAGGGCTTTAATGAAAGTGAAGTCTGAGTTGGGGTCTATCAAGCTAAAGACAATAACAATCGCTGACTTCATGGATTACTTTTCCAAGCGTCGGATTGCGGCAAACTCTTTGGCGCGTGAAATGACGAGCGTCAACGCCATGATTAGTTATGCGAGAGACGGTGGCATGTCCGCGCCAGACATCAAACTAAAGAGACCACAGTACGACGACGAGCGAGTAAGGTGGTTGTATCGAGAAGAAATGGATGCGCTTATCGAGGCGTGTCCACCAGACATCAAGACCCTTGTGGCTTTCCTGTTCTTTACGGGCGCAAGACTTGGTGAGGCTACGTCCTTGAGGTGGAGAGACGTGGTTGGCAACTCGGCTATCTTTTCTAGCCGCAAGGGTAAGGCCAAGAAGATTAGACGCCGATCAATAATACTTTCTCCATCCATGATTGAGGCCATGGGGGAGAAGGGCGCGTCTAATGATTATGTTTTCAAGAACACAATCGGAAACAAATGGGATCGAAGTAATTTCTACACATACTTCAACCCTGTTTGCGAAGAGCTAGGGATTGAAGACTTCCACCCACATGATTGCAGACACACGTTTGCATCACACCTAGTGCAGAAGGGCGCAAGCCTTGGACACGTGGCCGAACTACTAGGTCACTCGTCTTTGCAGATGGTGATGAGGTATGCACATTTAGCACCTGCACACCTTGAGAGTACTGTTAGTCTCCTTTGGGATGCTGACACAAAACGGACACAACCCCAATGAATAGGGAGTGGATGGTGCTGTCGGAGAGGATTGAACTCTCGACCTCTCACTTACCAAGCGAGTGCTCTACCACTGAGCTACGACAGCATTCTTGTGCCACTGTATTCGCCCTTACCAACGGTGTCTGTGTCTCGAAACTAAACCCTTTCGAATTAATTAAACACCTAAAGAAACTTAATGATTTGAAACTTTTTAAACGACGTACTCTTACGGGTGTAATGAGTCACGTAAATGACACACTTAATTGGACAATTGTTACCATATATCGTACTGATAGAGAATCAATTTCCTCTAAGGGTGTCTGGAGAACTGCAAATGATTGAAGCAAAACAGGCAATAAGACCACCGTTCTCTCCAGAGGAACGTAAAGACATGGACAATGTTCTGGAGGGATTGATCGAGCACATTGTAAGATACACAAACAACAAAGAAAGCGTAGCAGTAAAACACTTCGCTGACGATCTGACTGACATGCTCGTTGATATCAAGGTTGATCTAAACAAATTTGATATAAAGGAGAAGGTCAATGGATAACAAGCGAGAGTTTATTGAAGTTGGAAAGCTCTACCTAGTTAAAGAGGAGGAGCAATTCATTAGCGTTGAGTGGATGATGAATGAAAATGTCACCACCAAGAACGCCGCCGCCGAACTGATCGACTTCCTGAAACGCTGTACTGATAACTCGACTTGGGTTGTCAACACAGTGTTGCGGATAAAGGAAGGAGATAACAATGCACAGGTTGAAGACGGAGGAGATCAGAGCGGCAATACTGATAAGCAGGGAACTGGAGAACTTGAACAGACCCCTAGCAATTAAGGAACTTCCATTAGTGGTGGGGCGTAGCGCGGCAAGCATACGTCCCATCCTTGTCAGACTTACCCACTGCCGGATACTACAGAGAAAAGATATGAGAAGTGGGATTGAGAAGGGCGAGAAGTGGGGAGTCTACTGGAAGAGATGGTTAGAAGATTACGCCTAGACACCAAGGCCATCAGACATCTGCACACAGCTAGATATAATCTTTCCCCCCTTGGGTTTGGTGGCATCAAGTCTTGTCACCAATTCCACCCTCGCCTGTTCGCAAGCATACAGAGATTTGTAAAGCATCTGGTCAGACGCAATCTGAAACGTCGTACCCTGTAGAAGTATTAGAGCTATCATCCACATTAAACTATCCCGCCAATCTTGTTGCCACAAAAAGCATTAGGCCAATGACAAGTAGGCCACCCAAAGCAACGGCGATTATAATTAGAGTTGCCTCCTGCTTTTCTGCTCGGAGTTTTCTCGCTTCAATCTCGGCTTGTTTTCGCTCTCGTCTTATCTCTGCGCGTAATTGTAAAAGCTCATGCCATGCGCTGTGACCACGTGAGTATACTACGATCTCGCGTAGCTCCGCCTCTAAGTCTTTTGCTCTTTGCTTGTCGACGAATGTAGACAGGGCTTCCTCGTTTACCGAGAGAACCTGCCTGTTCTTTTTCTTATTGTGGTCTTTGTTGACCTCGTCGCAAGCATCCCACATCTTCCCAAGTTCTTTGGCAAGACTGTGCAACTCTTTACCTGCTGTGAGTCCGGCCTTAACAGCACCGAACGCCGCTACTGCGGTAGATATTGGTTCCATTTAATCACGCTAAGCCTAGTACCTTGTTCATATCCAAAGACGTCAGACTTTGAGTAGTCTTCTCCAGTGCTTGCCGCTGTTGTGGAGTAAGGTTCTCTGTGGTCTGGGGGTCTTGCTTTTGAAAGCCAGTTACGTAGGAAGGAAATCGCTCAGTAGAAAACCACTCTTCTATTGAACGCTTATCCGCGTCTTGTCTGCGTGAGATCATGTAGGCTTGTTGTTCCATCATCCGTTGTTGTGGATTCAGGGAGTTAAAAAAATTGATTGCCGCTTCTGCGACGTTATACATTTTAGTATCTTGTACCGCATCAGTAACAGACTGCTGTACTAGCGGTGAATATTCAGGCTCATAAACTTCCTGAACCTGCTTCTCGTCTGACCCCGCAGCCTCCTCGGCTGCTGCCAGACTTACTTCAGTGTTCTTACTCTCTCCTTCTTCTGGTTGAGATGGTTGTTCTCCGTCAGGCTTCGGTTCACCGAAGACTGCGGAAAGCATTTGCTTGCCTATGCCATCATCGCGATTTACGAAATCACTAACCGCCTCTGCATTTGGATCAAGCTCGATATGCCAAGGCTCCCAGTCCATCCTGAAGTGGAGACCAAAAGACGGTGCGTTTTGATGCGCCCACGATCTTGCTTCGTCTGACCCATATTTCAAGTCCGCTGCTGTGCCATGATTGTGTTGAGACTTTCCGGGTGGTGCCACCCACTTCCGGGCTGCCGCCGGGCTGCCGTATTTTTCGAGAGCGTCTTGGTAAAGTCTACCCTGATGTTCGTCTGACCTGTAGCCAGAGTATATTGATATGTTGTGGCCCGCTTCCTTCGCGGCATCCATAAAAGGCACGAGGTTGGTTCCGAATCCCTGATTGAAATTCAGATGGGATTCGTCCTTACCCTTTGACAGGTAACCAGAAAGATGGTCGCTGAAGCCGCTCATTTATCTTCGCCTTAACACCGATCCAGAACGTCCAGAGAATCCAGTTCCACCCACAGTTGTAGGCTTCTGCTGATTCAGACTTCGGCCAAATTGTGTGGCCACATTTGACTGGATGCGTAGAGCTTTGGGTTGTCCCATTTGACTGCTTCTACCACCGCCAGATCCAGAGATGGTGCCGAACACCAATCCCTTATTTTTATTTCTGTTGCCTCTCATACTTATTTCCTCTTGGGTTTAGTGCTCGAAACCTTCGCCTTGAAGCCGCCCTTGGAGGGCTTCTTCTTCTGTGTACTCGTAGGCTTTCGCATCGACTTTTTCATTCCACGCATCAAACTTCTCCATTCGGTTTCTAATAATAGTCATGTCTTCTGGTGAGTAAGACCGATAGTATCTCGTGCGAAGGAGTCGTTTCGATGCTCCCACCAGATGCTTGTATGATTGCATAAGTATTATGGCGTAGTCGTCCGCACCGAGACCTTTATATTCAGGTATGTTCTCATCTTCTTCAGCATCAGGATGAAACCCAGTTAGCCAGACGCCGAAGTGGTTCCTGTTTTGCAAGTCTATCCACAAGTAGAACTGCTCCGGGGTTAGCTCTTGCGCCTCAGTCCAAGCCAAGATGTGCATGGTATCAGACGTCGGCGGGTAGAGAGCTTTCATCTCTATCACGGCCTCCAACTCTGGAGTCACATGAACCATAATGTTCTCTTGCATCCACGCTTGCCTAGCGAAGGGGCAGGGTGGTAGACCTCCATGATCCTCCGAAGGAACCTCTAATATTTTTTCGCTCCAGTCCCGTATCTCATTACAGATTAGGACAGCGTCGTTTTCCCACGTATCCACGCTACTAACACTTTCCTCTTTCCGAACCATACCGGCCTCGCTTGATGTAATATATGTGATGGAAATATAGCCATTGACCCACGTTCACGTGGGGCATATGGCGACTGACCTTGCCCAAATATCTTGAGCTTGCCACCTAAGTAATCACTGGGATGGGATAGCTGAATGCTTACCGAATACTTTCTGCAAGCAACTTGGTCTGCACCGTTGTCTACGTGGCGGTTGTAGAACTGCAAGGGGCCGTACTCTAAATACTGTAGGGGTTCGATACTGCACTCACGCAGATCAAACTTTAGAGTTCTTTTATTTATCTCATCAACAGCATTTAATATTTCAGAGAAGAGCCATATGTTGTTTGGCTCCTCATGAATCCAACCGCTCTTACAGTTGCGAGCGAGAGGTGTGAAGCGGAACTTTCCTCCCTTGGATAAAGTCCCTGCTTTCATAAGCTGTGAAGTCTTGGTGATCTCTAGGATCTTATCTACTTTCTCTTCGTCAAAGAATGGAGATAAAGAAAACCATTTTTGTATGTGCATTTACGTCTCCTGTATCAGAGAGACTATGCAATCCTACTGACGTGGTCGTCCTAGATGTTCGATGATAGCGGTACACCAGTCTACTAACTCAACGTAGTCAGACGAACCTTTCATTTCGTTAGCCTTGAGACAGACTAACTGGACGTTTTTTTCGGTGTATCCGAGGCTATTGTCTATTCTATCAAGAGAGACATTGGTTTCAACGCGACCCTCTCCCCTCTCATAAGTCAGTTCAACACCAGACACAGCGCACTTTCCAGACTGCTGAACGTACAGACGGAACAGGAAGTCTGGCGTGAGATCACCCCTCCCGTGTTTCTTATTTGATCGGCCACCACCCGCCCACAGCAATGCGGACAATGCGTGTTCCATGTTTCCGTTCAATCTCTTTATTGTGCGTGTCCTGTTACAAGTCTTGCAACGTCCGTATGGCTTGCCAACCCGCCCTTCTTGCTCGGCTGTCTTGCCAGATCTAAGTCTAAATTCAGTTAGTGGTAATGTTCTTTTGCAACCCGTACACTGACGCACATTCTCCGTCAGCATCTTGATTATCTATATGTCCTTGCTGTAGTAAGTATGCCTTATAAAATTTTAAAAACTCATCGAGTCTTACAAGGCAGAGACTTTCCCCTGTCGGCTGTCTATTTTTTCTGTTGATTACTATGGGCGTGTCAGGACTACTCGTCTTCACGGCATTCCTTTCAGCTTGGCGCAAGGCATCATGAAAATTAAGACGCTCAACTCTCTTGGCCTCGACGAATAATTCTGGCACACCCAACAGGTCTGCTCCACCACTCATTCCGACGTTGCCACCACCAGATAGCGGTGCTCGAAAGCTCTTAGTTCCCGTCTTATCATTGATGTAGGCGGCTAACTCTCGTTCGTAGTTGTCGCCCTTTTGTTTCATGCCGCGACCACTCAATCTTCGTACCCCATTGTTTTGCGGCAGGGTTTGCAAAAGAACCAGTTCTTTGGTCTCTTTTCCTTACTTCCACAACTCATACATGGACGAATCCACATCTTCTCTTCAAAGTCTCTACGCACTTGGTACTTAGCACCGTCGAACTCCTGAAGTCCTTCGCGGACTAGGATACGTTTTAATGTGTCTACGCAGCATCCAATTCTTGCTGCAAGGTCAGAGTAAGAGTGACGGTCATGTTCTTCGCGGAGCCAATCCAAGTCCGTGTCTGACACACGAACAACTTTTGGCATGTATTTTAATCTCCTTCGCACCCCTGCGTTAGCAGGATTACCTGTACCTTAGATGAGACAGTGTAATTTGGCAACACCTAAAGAGTATTTTTTACAACGAAGGGGGTTGATTGTGAAAGCAAAGAACGATACACTCGCCTTGCTCGGAGACGGGAGACGACGAAGGGGTCGCTTGCGCACCCCTTCGGGAAAGTCGAACGCTTAGAGCTGCTAGACTTCTAGCGCGGGTCGAGTGTATCGCTTTTTCTACAGGGTCTTGGGTGTGAGTAAGCAAAGGTTACGTGAGCAACAGAAAAAATATGATGAATGGAAACGACAAAAAGAACTTAAAGAAAATAACAGAGTCGATACTGAGAAACCCATACGTGCAAGCACACATACAGAAAGCAGACCCGATAGAACTGATACGGGACGCTTATCAGCAAACCCAGAATGGGAAAAGCAAAGAGAAGAAAACAGACGTAAACACCCAGAGCTTGCAAAATTCGTGGACGAAATCCGCAAGCACTTCCCCGAAGCAGAAGTAATAAGTATTACCCCTCGATCTGATCTAGCTCCAACCACTCATGAATTAGACGAACAGGACGCTCAAGATGATCCGAGATAGCGATGGGATCATAACCGTCTAACGCCATATCTTTTGCACGTTGCTTGGTAGACTTGCTTGAGACAAGAACCTTCTCATCTGTTTTGTTGTGAGCTGCAAAGCCAATCCACTGAATCCTATCGTGCATGTCTGTCCACTCGCGAACCTTTCCATATCGTATCTCCATTACCATGTATAAACGGTAGTCTGGAGATAGCTTCATCTCTAGCTGTGGCCAAACAGGGTTGTCATAATTACCATCGAAGATGGCAGCGTTCTGTTTCGCTGTGTCCTCATCTCGGTAGACTTGCGCAACACGTATCTGAGTTTCTAATACAGTAAGCTGATTGGTACTACCTGCTTCACGACCAATACCACTCTCACTAGGTTTGTTGCTGTGGTGTAGCATTATTACAGACAAGCCAGAGTTTCTTAGCTTCACTGCCAGTTTGTTTATCTTAGCCCACTCTTCCGCCGAGTTCTCAGACAGTCCGGGGTATGCCGATCTAATGGTGTCGATGACTATGACGTCTGGCTTACTGAAGTCTATCCACTGCTTCAGTTCGAGTAGACCTTCTTTCTGATTGAGATCCATTTCTTTCTGGTCAACAAACGGCGTCCAGATATTCAACCTGTCTTGACTGTCTCCATGAACCTGCCGCATCTCCATCAGACGACGTGCGATGGTGGCCATCCCCATTTCAAAATCTAGGTATAAGACTCGTGCAGGTCTGCCTATCTCAAAAGGCCCATAGTATTTTCTACCTGCGCACAAGGCGGACATTGCGTGTTGAACGAATAAGGATTTACCGTGGCCGGAATAACCGAAGACCTGCACGATGGTATTACTAGGTAGCCAAGGCTCAATCAAGTACGATTTAGCATCTGACTCCTGTAATAATTGCTCAGCATCACGCATCTGAATGAGCTTTCTTTCACGAGGCTCATCGTCTTTTCCTTCTTTGACATAAGGCTTGTATATATATGTGCCGCTCTCATCAAATCTATCTGGATGATTACGTCGCTCCGACTGTTCCATAGATTGAACTGTCGCCTCATACTCATTGTCATCTAGCCTGTCATCAAAGAACTCTTTCATAAATTGGAAGCCCCGAAGTCTTAGCTCGGCCCCAAAATATCCCTCTAGTATTGACTCGGATATGTAACGCATCACACGCTCATTACGCCCATTACCCAATCCAGATGGGATCTTTAACGATGATGGGAAGTTTGTCTTCACATATGCGGCTGTCCTGTCCCACTCAGACATTAACTCATCTGGCCTGAAAGGATTGACATCAGTTAAATCTAAGTCGCTGAAATGGAATCCATCCTCCCCAACATCTTCCTTCAAGGCGGGCTTCCAATCCTCCCATACAGGCATTTCGTCCCAGTCAAAAACGTGGGACGGATAATCCCATATGTAATTCTTAGAGGGGGGGAGTAGCGCATAGCTACCATCGCCCCTAAAATCTAGGCCATTAATTTTTGGCCAGTCGGAACCCCTGCTGTTGACGCCCGCACGAGGCCCGCGTCTGATCCCGTCTTTAGGGTGGGTGAAGTAAAGATGTTTGCCCCGTTTTGTTTTAACAACAATAGGCGATCTCATCTTAGCATCGAAAGCCGCGTGAATAGATTCTTCGTTGTCGCAGTCTACGACCACGACTCCCGATATTTCCCCCGTTATTATTGCAATGTCATAATCAGGCCATTGCGTCCACCATTGCTCTACTTCGTCCTCAGTTGGTAGACGTTCTTGATACTCTCTCCATTTAATAGCAGGTCTCTTACCTTCTGGTTTGATTGGTATAACTGACCAACCTCTATCCAGATACTCCAGAGCCGCATCCAGTTTTGTTTTCATTATCATCCTCATTAAAGTAATTGTTAAAGTCTAAGTCTGGTCGAGCTTCTTTAATTCGCTCTAGTACGCGGCTTGAAACATACCTTCTCTTTATCCATGAGTACGGTGCGGTTCTTACTACCCCTGCAATCTTCGCGGTAGCAGACGCTCCCCCACAATCTTGGATAAGAGCCTCGATGTTCAGCCTTATCTTCACGATTTTTCTCCTTTCATTTTTTAGTTGCATGTTTGTTTGTATATCTTATAATACACCTGCCGAGTATGTAAAGACACCAAACGAGTATGCTGGTGCAAAAAGGAGGCTTAAAATGATAGAAGACGATTGGGACGTACTGGAAGGAACTAAACTCCAACCAAAGTCCAAAGTTGCGAGCATGACTGCCGACAGGCTACAACCTTTAGCTGATGAATATCATGGTTTGTTACAAGACCATGAGCGTATTAGTGAGAGGATGGGCCAACTGGAAGGTGAAATTGGTCACCTATTTCCAGAAGAAGCAGGAGAGTTAGCAATCTCCACCTCATCATTCGACGTCGTCGTAAGACGATCAGAGCGATGGACTTGGGATAAGAAGAAGCTAGAAGAAATCTTTTCTCAGGGAGACATACCAAGCTACATAAACCGTAGCTTGACTGTCGATAAGCGCAAGTTTCAGAAGATCCCCACAGAACAACAGGAACAACTGAAGGTTGCATTAACGCGAAAGCTAGACTCACCTAAAATTAAGGTAATACGTCATGTTTAAAATACAAAACACCTCGTCCCTACAGAGCGATGGGCCGATCAAGGTGTTACTTTACGCTCACCACGGTTTTGGTAAGACCTACCAGTGCCGTAATTTCCAAGAGAGATATGGCAAGGGATTAATCTTGTCTGGAGAAAGCGGACTTAAATCCGTAGAGGACGTGTCGATAGACTACGTTCCTTTCACATCTTGGGATAAGGCACACGATCCTGAGAATGGTGTGTTTAGTTTCCGAGGCATTATCAATATGCTCAAGAGCGATGACTTTAAAAAGCAGGAATATAAGTGGCTTGCTATTGATAGTCTTACAGAACTCTCTGAGCAGTTGATTTCACATTTGGAAAAAGAATATGAAGGCAACAGTAATGGCTTCCAGATGTGGGGTGATTACAATCGCTTAATGCTTGGAGCACTTAAATGGATAAGGGATTTACCTATCCATGTTTATGTAACCTGTCTGGCCAAAGAAGAAAAAGATGCCAACGATGTTACGCAGTATTGGCCATTAGTTAAGGGTAATGCAGTAAGTAAGCATGTCCCTGCGCTCTTTGACCATGTCCTTTGTGGTGTCAGGGCCACGGAGAAGAACGACCAAGGAACCCCCAGAGTACGACGCTTCGTTGTTACTGATGAGGTATCTGGTTGGCACGGTAAAGTAAGAGATCCTCGTAATAGGCTTAAACCATACGAGCAGGTTGACGACATAACCGCTTTGTTTGCGCGGATGGCAATGCCAGACAAAGACTTTGAAGCATTTGCTAAAGCCAAATCTGTAAATAAAGAAGGAGAAAACAATGAGTGATTGGAATGGTTTTGGATCTCTCGATCTATCTGATGTAGAGGAGAGTTCTGGTAGCACTATGCTCCGAGAGGGAGAGCATGTTGTTAAGTGTGAAGAAGCGGCTATGGAAGACTTCGGCGGGTCTAATAAAAGACTACGCTGCGTCTTCGCAGCCGTAGACGGAAAGGGCAAGTTGGGGCATAGCTTCAATCTTGTTCATACGTCTAGCTCTATGGCACAAGAGATTGGAAGACGTATGCTCAAGTCTTTCTTGGTTGCGGGAGGACACCCCTCTCCTGACAAACCGGGAGACGTCGGAACCTGTGAAGGTCTTATCACCAAAGTTTATGTTGGGATGGGTAAGCCCTACACAAAAGATGGCGTAGAAAAGCAGTATCCAGAGATCAAGTCGTTTGATGCGGCAACGGACGACGACACTCCTGCGAAACAGCTAGACGACGCCATACCGTTTTAGACGTCACTAAGGGGGAGGAGACTCCCCCTTTTTATTTAAGAGGAAAAATAATGAACGCAGATGAAGTAGTACAGGCAATCGACAGGGGGTACGAGAACGATAAGAAAGAGAAAGCTCGCCGTTACATAGGAGCCAGTATCATCGGCACACCCTGCGAAGCCGTGCTTGCTTACAATCTGAGGGGCTTCCCAAACAACCCGCCCGACCCAAGACTCAAAAGGATTTTCAACCTCGGTCATATGCTTGAAGACGTGGTAGTAGATGACCTAAAGAAAAAAGCTAACCTCAGAGTGTGGGAAGTTGATGCCCTTACGGGAAAGCAACACACCTACCAAGCATGGGGTGGACACATTGTCTGCCACACTGATGGCATGGTGGAAGACGAAGATGAAACCATAAGGGTTTTGGAAATCAAATCCATGAACGATGCGAGCTTTAGTAAGTTCAAGAAGTCTGGAGTTAAGGTCAGCCACCCTCAATATTTTGGCCAGTGCCAAATGATGATGGGTATGGGTGAGATCGAAACAACATTATTCGTGGCCATTAACAAGAACAACTGTGATTACCACGCGGAGATAATAGAGTTTGATGACTTTGAATATGCCCATATACAAAACAGAATTGAAAGAGTTGTGTCAGGACAGGCGCGTAAGGTTAGTACCGATGGAACCGACTGGCGGTGCAAGGGATGTTTTAAACGCGGTGTTTGTTGGGGCGATAAGGAAGTTCCCAAAGACTGCCCTACGTGCGCATTTTCCCTTCCCAGACCCGATGGACGTTGGCACTGTACCAAACTGGACGACGAGGCAAGAGATCTATGTCCAAAATACGAGCAGTTTAAACCACTCTCGAAGGAATAAGATAGCTATGGCATTTGAAAATACTAAGAAGGAATTTCATGCGCTATCGAAGAAGAGGTCGGAGCAACTGAGACAGATCAAGATCTGCGAGAATGACATTGTGTCTATTAGTGAGCGTCTTGATCTTTTAAAAACCAAAGATGATGGTACTCAGGATTACATAGACCAGTTCTCGAAAGCCAAAGATAAGAGAAGAAGACTCCGTGATGAGGTCGCAGACCTAGAGCACGACGTCAGGATGACTGAATCCGAGATAAAGGCTCTTATGATGGAGTATCAGTTTGTTGTTGACCTTGAGGGGGAAGACAAATGAACAGAGAAGACATCCTTAAAGAAGCCGAGGAATTAATAAACGGGGATAGGGCTAAAGACTACGGCTCAGCGTCAGCGAATTTCTGTAGAATTAAGCAGGGTTGGAATGTGATTATCCAATCTGCCCTACAAACTCACGGTGAAGTTAATGAAGGCCATGTCGCGATGATGATGGCTTGGGTAAAGATGTCCAGACTTTGTGAGACTATAAGCCACGAAGATTCTTGGGTAGACTTGGCAGCTTACGCAGCTCTCGGCGGAGAATTATCTCCTCCTAAGATATACGAGAGATCTCAAAATGAGGGCCATCCATTGTCACCCGACGACCTTGAGACCGTCTAAGATCCACATACTCATTACATAGAGCCTCGCAATTCCCGCCCCATTCGTTCAATGGTTTGTGCCATGCGGCCCCCCAAGTAATATCAAAGTCCATGGCCGTATCTGCCGTAACTTCTATGGACGCATCCCTGATTGCATCAGCGATCTCATCATACACTTCTATTTCCCAACACACGTCTGACCCCAGATAAGCAACACAATCTATGGCGTGAGAGTATCCGTCGTCTTGCAAGAGGTGCATAGAATTCATCGTCCAACTTCTCCCGGCAGCAACATTTTTTTTCTGCTGCTCCAAGGTTCT